TTATCAGATGGGGCTCAAGGTTTAAAACCGTTACCCGGTATTACTAGTATGACTAGTAACTATAAAAACAACGGTTCATTACGCGAGGTAACATTAAATATTAAATGTTTTACCCGTAAACAATTTGAGGCTATTGAGGCTGTTTACTTACGTTTAGGATATACAATGGTGGTTGAATGGGGACATACTGATTATTTTTTAAATGATGGTGTTAAATCACAAACTACGGGAGCATCAATCCTAAGCCTTTTATACCCCGGAACAAAATCAGATAAGATTGAGCCTATTACTATTCAAAATAAATTAGACGAAAATAAAAAGAATACTAGTTACAATTACGATGGAGCCTTATCCCGAGTAACGAATTTTAGTTGGAATTTAAACTCTGATTTAAGTTATGACATAGTATTGTATTTAATTTCTTGGGGAGACATAATTGACTCATTAAAATTAAATACCTCAGATAACGCTATAGCTTCTCAAAGTCAAGCACGAATTGATGCTACTCAAAATCCTGAAATTTCTCCTAGTTTAATTAATGTTGTTAATAATAAGTCTTTAAGTAGTTTAAATGCTTTATTTTATCAAATGTTTCAAGATTTAATTGTTAATATGCCTAACAATGGGGTAAGTGATACTACTCAAGAACAAATAGAAGACCTTAATCAATTGCAAGATGAAGCTGCTGCCTTACCTCAAGCAAAACAAATACTTGTAGGAGTTGTCAATGAATATTCAAATTTCTTATCTCTTAATAACACTCCTATTGCCACTGAACGCACTAGTAAGGACGACGATCAAGCTAACATTATCGAACTTGGTAGAGTACTTAATGCACTTACTTCAGAAATTAACGCTATTATTGATCCTGACACATTTAGAACTTATACAGGAATATATAGTACTATTGAAACAATAAATGGTGCTGACCAATATGCTACTAGTAGAGTAATTGCTGTTACTACTATACAAACTAAAATTAAAGATAAATATAATTCCTCTACTTCAGTGTTTAATACTAATTTAGAAAATAGATTAGAAACCATCATTACTCCTGAGGATTTAAAAATAGACCTATAAGATATGGCAATTAACTACTCAGAATTTATAACTAAAAGTATAACCGCCGAATATAGGGGAATGAACTATATTGAATATGCCGATGGTGGGATTGAAATGTATATTTCGTTTCAAACATTATTGCGTTTTATCTCTGAAAATTTAAATTTAATAAGTAATGGTGAAGGTATAGTTTCTATTGATTGGGAAAGTGATAAACCATTCTATGCTTTATCTTGTCATATATCTACAGACTTAACTAAATGTTACCTGTATAATGAGCAATTAAAAATAGAGGATGGATCAAATCCTAATAAAAATTATGCTACCTTTCATCCTTTTAATTTTTTTAGAGATTCTAATTTAACTGATATAAATAAAAATTTACTAATTAATGCAAATGTTCCTAAAGGGCAAGAACAAAATCATGCTTATCCTCAAATAGGAAATATAAATTACATATACTTAAATACTGGTTATTTATCTCAAGTAATTGCTGATAATTTAGATAAAGAAAATAAAATTACTTTACGAAACTTTTTACAAACAGTTTGTAATGATGTTAACCGAGCATTAGGGGGTATAAATGATCTTCAAGTAGTAATTAATCCGGATGAAACACCTAATGTTTTAACTATTATTGATGTAAATCAAAATCGTATTAAAGGATTAACCAAAGTATACGCAAACAACCAAAGCTATACCCTAATACAAGCCCAAGGAATTGGACCTGATAACAATACTCAGGGATCATTTGTTAGAAGTCTTAGCGCTCAATCACAAGTTACCCCAGAAATAGCATCTGCTATTTCAATTGGCGCTCAAGCAAACGGAAACCAGTTAGGTGAGGAAGCAACTAGCTTTAGTCGCTTAAGTAGAGGATTAATAGATCGCATATACCCCGATAAAATAATAATATCTCAAGACCAAGTTACTGGGTCTATAGAAGAAAGATTTAAAACTAATTTAGAGGCTTTTCAAAATTTGGTAACAAATTTACAACAAAATACTTCACCTAATAGTGCTAGGGTTAATTTAAAAATGTCTGACGAAGATAATAATGGGCCTAGTGTAGCAGATTTATTTAAAGCAATAGTAGGTGAATTTACGGAAAAAAATCAATCAAACCCTACATTTATTCCTATTAAATTAGATGTAGAATTGTTAGGTATTAGTGGAATAAAAATATTTCAACAGTTTGAATTATCTAGTGATGTATTGCCTTTAAGTTACCAAAATGATTTTAATTTTATAATTACTGGTATTACCCATGAGATAACAACACATAAATGGATTACTAAGTTAGCTACATTAACTTACTTAAAAGAAAAAGATTTAACTGCTGCTGAAAAAGCTAAAATTAAACCTATCCAGGTACTAAATATTGATTTTACATCTATTGTCCCTGCAGGTGTTTGTAAAGCCTATAAACTTAATACTCAATATAATAAACTTCCTTATAACATTGCCTTAACTCAATTAAATAAATCATTTAAAGCATGGGATCTTACTTTTGCTGGGCTTACCCCTGATAGAGATAATCATATTGTTCTTACAGATATAAAAGGACTATGCGCTCAGGGAACATATAATATTGCTTTAAATTTCCAAAATTATTTTAAGTATGGAGAAACCGGAACAGGTAATAACAGAATATTTAAAAAAGGATCATTAACCAAGGCTGGAGGACCTGCTAAAACCTATAGCCCAAGCTTACTAGGATTAAAATATACAGGAGCATTAATAGGTGAAGGATTAAATAAAGCTCAAATCCAACAAGCAATTAACAGCATTGATTACAACGTTGGCGATATTTTAATCTACTACTCAGAAGACTCAGATGGAGACGAAGGCAAATATGGTCATACTCAAATCTATGTAGGATCAAAATCACCTTCAGGATGGTCATCGGATATAAAGAACAACTATGGACAAAGCTTTGTTTATAATAGTAAACCAGGTAACTGTTGGACTTTATATTTATATCGTGTCCCTAATTTCTAATAATGTATTATCCTAAATCACAAATAGTAACCGATTTATATACTAATGGGGATAAGTATGCTTTACAATCTACCCCTAACACACCTTACACAGGGTACTATTATGTAGTAAGTACTGGCGGAGTATTTAGTGGTAGAAACCCAAATGATGGTATTTCTCAAAAACTAGTTACTATATCTACTAAAGAATACAGCAGTGGGGCTAATCCTAGTCCTAACGATTTTTCATATTTGTCAAGTGACTATGATACTATTCGCCAACAAAATGGAAAACCACAATCACTAGACTCATTATTAGAACCTAAATACATTACACCATTACCTCAATATCCATCATTTACTCGTTATTTTGTTAAAAAAGCTAATGAATTGCAGTTTATTGAGACAAATTCTGATATTTATAATAAAATATTAAGTAAAGACAACACATATAATTGGCCTATCTATATTCCTTTTACCATACTTTGGACAACTAACGGGGAAAATCGAGAAACAGTAGCAAAAACCAATAAAAATATTGTCTCTCTTGAAGAACAAAGAAAAAAATTGTATGGTTTAAGCAATTATTTTAAAAACTACAGCGAATTTTACCGATGAAAAAATCCCTATTAAAAGAAATTATAACAGAATCAGCGCGTTACATGCTGTATGAGCAAAAATTCCTTAACGAGGAAGTAGAAGCAGCACTTACTAAGCAAGAGGCACTTGATAAAATTGTAATGACTAAGGGAAAAAAATTCTCTGTAACTTTTATAAAGAAAAATGGACAAAAACGAGTTATGACTGCTGTAACTAGAGAATCCCCTATTTATAGAAACGCATTAAGAGGTGGAAAATTACCTTATGATCCATTCCAAAAAGGAGTACTGCCCGTATATGATTTAGCAAAACGCGATTTTCGAATGATACATTTAAGTACCATTGAAACTTTAAAAATTGGTGACGAGGTATTTATAGTTAAATAACATGGATAAATTTAATTTAACACAATTCTTAATAGAAAACAAATTAACTGAAAATTCTCGCTTAGAGGAAATTAAAGCTATACCTGGAAAAGTAGGTCCTAAAATAAATCAAGAAGAATATATGTACTTATATATAAAGGATATAGCTGAAGAAGAAGGATTAGATTTAGATTATAGAGATGAATATGAACGTGCTTTTGAGTTAGCATTAGATATGCTTCAAAATCAATATCCTTTTTTAGATTATAGTGATCTTATAGCTAACAAAGAAAAGTTCTGGATTTCTTTTTAAATAACACGAATAATTTTAATTTAAAAAATTTGATCTTTTAAATCTTTTATCGTATATTAAGATAAAAGGTTATATCAAGTGTTTTGGCTCGTCGAAAATAATAAACAATTACAATACTTTATTGATGTCAATAAAAATAAAGACATTAGTGAGGTATTTGTAGAAATTATCCAAAATAATGATAATTATCATCCCGCATTAACCACTCCTTGTTTATTTTATGTTCGTCCTGTAGGATATAAAAAGGGATTTATGTTCCCTATTGACCACAACGATTCATTTTCGGTCAACATTAAACTATTAAAAGAATTATTCGATTCCTTTGACACAATATATGTGCGAGATAAAAAAGCAGCACTATATCATTTCAAACACCACAACATTCAGGACATAAACTTTATATCTAACATTGAAAAGTTAGACTTTAATACCCCAGTCCACCAGTTTTTTTATCAGAAATACGGAGAACGAGATAATATAAACAAAATTATCCCTATTGTAAAACACTATGAACGTTGTGAATTAATTTACGATAAAATTCAACCCGTTTTATTTATGGATAAACCACCCCATTTTCATTTTTATAACAATAATGTTGCTCCTGTTTTTTACATGATTGAAAAAAATGGAATAAAAATTGATAAACACGACCTTGATAAATTTTATGAAATACTATATGAATCCTATTCAATCAGCGATGATAAAATATTTACTCAATACAACCTTTACACAACAACAAGGAGACCATCTAATAGCTTTAATGGCATTAATTTTGCTGCCCTAAATAAAGAAAGTGGCGCCCGTAAGTCGTTTATTGCTCAAAACGATTACTTAGTTGAATTTGACATTTCATCTTATCACCCTACATTAGCCAATAAATTAATTGGTGGTGATTTTGATATTTCTCAATTATATGAGCAAGTAGGTAAAGAAAATGTATTTAGACAATTATATGGGGGTATCCAAGAACAATATCTAGACATACCCTTTTTTGCTAAATGCAAAGAATACATAGACAATAACTGGAGACTTTACAATAACTCAGGCAAATTTATCGTGCCGTTTTCAAGTTATTGCCTTGAAAACATCAACAATCCTAATCCATATAAATTGTTTAATTATATACTTCAAAACTATGAAACATCGCTTAACGCTACTATATTGCGTAAAATAATTGAATTATTAAAAGGAAAACAAACAAAACCTATACTATATGTATATGATTCTATTTTGCTTGATTATGCGGAAAGCGATGGGGATGAATTATTAAACGATATACACAACATATTTACACAACAAGGATTAACAGTAAAAACACAACATGGAATTAACTACAACAACCTTCGTCCCCTATGATATTTATAGCCATACTGAAGATATGGCGCTTACCAATAAGTTATTTTGCTCGTTTGTTGAAGAACAACAAATTGATGGATTTATAGAGGATATAAAGAATTATTATACAATTGCATACAATAAAATATTTGTTTTATATATAAAAAGTAATAACGAGTACGTTTGTACTTACAACATTATGGAAACAGAAATTGATGAAATTCCATATAATACTATTTTAGTACACCGTAAAAAAGAATCAAATACGTTATATACAATTAATGCATTAAATGAATTGATTAAAAAATTAAATGATGGTGTTGTTGATATAAATTATAGAATTAATTGGCAACACTATAAAAATACAATTTTACTCACTCAGCACGATGAGTTAAAACAACTACGAACTAAAATCTACAAAATTGTTGAATTATGATTAAACTAATTGACATACTAAATGAAATAAAAGTTATACCTGGTGGAATTAAGGGAATATACATACTAAAAACAATTTGGGATATTGATAGAGAATGTGACGCAGATGTAGAAGTATTTCGTACTAAAAAAGAAGCAGAAGACGCAGCTCTTGGTTATATTTGGGCGCCAATGTGGGACAATGAAGATACTGAGTTATCTGAAGAAGAATTTCTTAATACTTATTCATTTGACGACTATATAAATAGAACTATAGGTTATGAGGAACCTAGATATGAAATAGAAAAAGCTCAATAAAAAAATAATAGAAGGTTTGGTAAAACAAGCCTTTTTTTGTATGTTATGATGTAAATAAAAGTTATTATGGATTTAAACCAAATTAAACAGAGGCTAAATGCCATGCAGCAGAAACCCGGTAAGAAAAACTCGGGCGAAGATCGCAAAAAATTCTTTTGGAAACCTTCGGTTGGTAAACAGGTTATCCGAATCGTCCCCTCCGCGTTCGATAAAACGAACCCATTTAAAGAATTGTACTTCCACTATGGAATTGGAAACCGTACAATGATTTCTCCCCTAAACTTTGGCGACAAAGATCCTATTGTTGAGTTTGCAAAACAACTCCGTCAATCTCAAGACAAGGAAAATTGGAAATTAGCTAAAAAGTTAGATCCTAAAATGCGTATTTTTGCACCCGTAATTGTTCGTGGTGAAGAGCATTTAGGTGTTCGTTTGTGGGAATTTGGTAAAGAATTGTACCTAGAATTCTTATCAATTGCGGATGATGAGGATATCGGGGATTACACTGACATCTATGAAGGTAGAGACATTACTGTAGACACAGTTGGACCAGATGTTACTGGTACTGCCTACAACAAATCATCTATTCGTGTTAAAACTAAACAAACACCTTTAGTTGAAAACAAAGAAGCAGCTGAGAAAATGCTAGTCGAACAACCTAGCCCAACTGACTTGTACAAGCGTTATGAGTTTGATGAAATGAAGCGTTTGTTGCAAGAGTGGTTAAATCCTGAGGAAGCAGCTCCTGCATCTACAGTTGAAGCCGAGGAAGAAGAAGTTGTACAGCCTATGAAGCCAAATTATGCTTTAACTCCTAAAGAAAGCAAAACAGACAAATTTGACTCTTTGTTTGGCGATGATGATGATCTACCCTTCTAACTATGGCCAAAAAATCACTAACTGAGGCTGTAGCCTCAGAAATCCAGGGAAACTTTGACCTTGAGCGTTTTAAAGAGAAAAAACTTCTTAACACAAACGTAAAATTTAAGGAACAAAGGTGGATTCCCTTTTCAAATGCACTCCAACAATCAATTTCGGTTGTTGGAGCCCCAATGGGACACATTACGTTGTTACGAGGCCATAGTAACACAGGTAAAACTACAGCATTGCTTGAGTTAGCTATTAGCGCTCAAAAAATGAACATTTTACCCGTATTCATCATTACTGAAATGAAATGGTCTTGGGAACACGCTAGAATAATGGGCTTCCAGTTAAATGATGTTATTGATCCCGAAACAGGTGAGGTAACTGACCATAATGGATTTTTTATCTACAAAGATAGGTCATCTTTAGGTACAATTGAAGACGTAGCTGAATTCATTGCCGATTTGTTAGATGAACAGAAAAAAGGTAATTTACCTTATGATTTATGTTTCTTCTGGGATTCAATTGGTTCAATACCATGTAAAATGAGTGTTGAACAAAATAAGAACAACCCAATGTGGAACGCAGGAGCAATGTCTCAACAATTTGGTAATTTTATTAATCAACGTTTTCCGTTATCTAGAAAAGAAACAGCACCTTATACTAATACAATGGTAGCTATCAATAAAATTTGGGTTGCCCCTGCCGAAAACATTATGGCACAACCTAAAATGAAAATGAAAAACGGTGAAACTATGTTTTTGGATGCATCTATTGTTTTAACTTTTGGTAATATCACTAATAGTGGTACTAGTAAAATTAAAGCAACTAAAGACGGTAAAGAAGTTGAATTTGCTGTAAGAACCAAAGTATCTTGTGATAAAAACCACGTTACAGGATTACAAACTAAGAGTGTTGTAATTGCCACTATACATGGTTTTATTGAAGATGATAAAAAAGATATCGATACTTATAAGAAAGCCCACTCTAGCGAATGGAAAAATATTTTAGGTGATGGTAAATTTGATGTTATTGAAGATACTTCAGATTGGGATGAGTCAACGCGTGATATCCCTTTGGGATTAACGGATGAAGAATAGTGATCTACTTAAGTTGCTTGATAACATAAAGCAAGAGGAAACAGTACATTCATTTGACCAAAATAGTAGAGTATTATTAATAGATGGTTTAAATCTATTTTTTAGAAACTTTGCTATGATCAATTATGTAAACCAAACTGGGGTACATATTGGTGGATTAGGAGGGTTTCTTCGTTCACTAGGTTCTTTAATTAAATTAAACCAACCAACCTCAGTTTACGTAGTATTTGACGGAATGGGTTCTTCTCTTAACAGGAAGAACCTACTTCCCGAGTATAAATCAAATCGTAACATTACTCGAATTACAAATTGGGATATATTTGATAGTTTAGAGGAAGAAAATGATGCTAAAGTTGACCAAATATCTAGATTAATACATTATTTACGTTGTTTACCTGTTAATATAATTTCACTAGATA